CAGGGAGATGCACTGCCAAGCGCATCTCCCAAGGGTTGGGTCGAGTCCCCCCTGTTTATCGGGGGTACCTCGACTTTCCCTTATGGAGTCGGTCTCACAATCAAAACCGCCTCACGGCGGCAAGATATTGAGACAACTCACCCATCAGGGTGAGTCTTGACTCTCCCCGAAGGCTAATGATTCAGCCTCTTCTCCATATCACTATGGAGAACTCCAACCAAGCTTGATGCCGACGCGCTTGGGGCGTCCAGAACGCTCTAAGTGCCTCTCATCTTGGCTCATGGTTGGCGACCACGAGGAAGACTCCTCACTTTCGAGAGGAGTCGAGATGGCGCGTGGACAGGGGACTAAACTGAGATTGCTCTCAGCACCCCTTAAGAAATCCCGCGTTTCCATCCTGAGTAGACACTTATGCAAGGCTCCAGTGTCTCCCAATTCATCATTGGGAGCTTTAGCCTTCACAACATAGCCCCGAACTAGTGGGCTATGAAGGCTTGGGTGCATACGGTCGACTTGATAATCGACGGAGTATGAGACCCTGCCTAGCACCGAGGATGTTGGAGAGACTATGGGAAAGTGTTTCATTACTTTACCCAACTTCTCATCCAACCAACTGGCAGTTTTCCAATAACCAGCAACGTAAAGCTGGTTACGGAGACTGACAGTTGAGATGACCTCAGCAGCGTCTGCTATCGTGTCAGGTAACGCCTGCCGGACTCTGACGAGTGATACGTCAGTTCCATTAAGGTATTCCCGACCACAAGACTCTCTGAACCTTCCAGTCCAGAAGCTCTTGTCCAAGCCAACTTGAGCACCGAAATGCTCAAGAGCTTGTACGATAGACAGCACATGATCTACAGGGACAATGAGATCGTCCCCATAGACGCGCACCGAGCCCACGAAGGATTTCAAATCCTTCTTGGTCATGGTCACGTTAAGCGATCTCTGAATCCCAATGAAGATCATGGTCAAGAAGACCATTGCCTCCATCGGGAAGCAAAGTGCTGAACCCATGGACGCGTATTTGGACAATCGGATCACTCCGATATCCTCTACGTCGGCCCGCCGGGAACGAGTTGCATCAATGGCCTTATCCAAATGAGGCCAACGAGACAGCATCGTCCTAACGAGCTGATTGGAGACACGATCGCTTGCGTCACTCAAATCGAGTGTCGCGGTTCGGTTATCCACCGAACCTTGACGGGCCAGATCCTGATTAGGGGTCTGGTCGTCAAAACCGATTAGCTTAGGCAGGAGTTCATCCCTGTCATAAGCGCCTAGGAAACAGCGTAGGAGAGCCTGCTGTGCATATTGCATGCAAGCAGGTTCCACCGCAATTATCCTGGGTGTCTTCAACGTTTTAGGCACAGAAACTACCTTTACTGGTAGCTCTGCGTCGGGTTCGAGGATGGACACCTCTTCCAACTCCGCTCGAAAGTGGAGATTTGGAATGAGGTACTCGTAAGAGGGAAAGACCTCTTCGAGTCGCCGGGTCCAAGTCCGAAGTCGATACTTACCATTACTGGTAAGACCATCGGCGACGGATCCAGGGCCATGTTTCGGAAGTAGTCTCCCGTAATAGAC